AGCATCACGCTGTTCCAAAATGGCTTTCAACACACCGGACGCGGCGGTCGCATCCCGGCGAGATAGCCCTGCATCACGCAAAGCCTTCTCAATCGTTCTCGGATTGGGTTTCGTTCCCATCCAATACTCAAGTCTACTAATCTCAGCCTTCGGGTTATTCGGCTGCATCACAATGGAAACTTCGGCTAGACCACCTTTGACGATCTGAAAGAACATGTCGGGATCGTCTGTAGGCTCGCCGTTTTCATCCACCATTTGATACTCATCTGCATACGCACCAACAGAAACGCCACCAACCATCCGGGGCGATTCCTTCATGATCGTATAAAGATCAGACCCGGAAGTGGTGTTCAGGAAGATCTTTCCTGTGCCGGTCATGCCTTCGTCCGTAATGTCGAACTTCGACCACTCACCAACAGGCATCATGTCTGAAGAGTGCTGGAAGTACATAGGAAGCGGCCTTCCTGCTTCCATCCACATCTCGTGCCACGCCTCAAAAGCCTCTGGCGTATAAAAGAACCGTCGACCGTCTGCGCCTTCTCTCGCGCCCCACGTCGTAAGTGTGGCTTCGATTTCACCCATAGGTTCGCCCGTTGCCTCGTCAGCTTTCCTGCCTAACTCAACTTTGGCTTCGTAGAAAAAAGTGATGTTCTTAGCCATTGATAGGTTCCTTTTTAACCATTCCATCTACCAACTTAGGCTTTGGCTTTCTCTTGTCTGCCGCGGCCTTGAGTTTCTCTAATAGATCCTTAAGCATTTCCGGCTCTGCCTGTTTTACCGACCACCTTAAGGTTTCCGCCGCCTCCCGTGTCTTGCGGAGAGCTACCGGGAATAGCGCCAGCATCACCAGCGACAAGCAGCAGATCATCAGCACCATCGAGAGAGTTAAGTCCCAAATATTCACGTGCCTCATTCTGAGTAAGAATCCCATTCTTAACTCCTGCAACGACGTAATTCATCTGATCCAGCGGAGCGCCCTTTAGGAAGTCTTGCGTCTGAAACTGAACGTGTAAATTTGGATAGCCTTTTAGTAGCGCCAATTTTAACCGCTGCTCGACGTTCGTAATGAACGGCATCATCGTGCTCTTGTAAAACTCATCTAGCATCGTTTGAGTATTGTTGTACTTTGACTCACCGACTCCGATCATCGCGGGAGGCACACCAAACAATCCACAAATTCGCGTCATTGTTTGTTTCTTAAGCTCTCTTGCATCCACATCCTGAAGCGTGAGAGGCTTGATGGCTTCGTAGGTCATGCCCTGATCCAACAACATAGACTGCCCCGGCTTACTCTGATCCGAAGGCTGGCTATTAAGCATGTTCGTCCACGCTTCTTTTAGCCTGCTAGCAATCTCTTTGAACTTTGAGTCAGGGATGACTTGCTCAGTACGGAATAAACCCGAGGGTTTTGCACCGTTAAGCATAATGAAGTTGGAATAGAGGTCGATGTCCTGATCTAAGGAAACCAACTCGACAGCTTGCAAGCGGTTGAACGAACTGGAACCTTGCCACGGCTCGCTCTTCGTGTGCATCACCTGAAAGTACTTGAGTGGCTCGTCTTTATTGAAGCCGTAAGACGAACTTGTAAGCGTGTAGAAGGGATAACGCGTCTCTGAGATCCTCGGCACGATTAGCGTCGAGTCTAAGACGTACATCTCCAGCGGGATCTGCGTCGGTTCCTGCGCGTCTTTCCTCCAGAGTAATACAAAAGTCTCACCGGCTAGCTCATGCCACATTGTGAACTGATACCAAAACTCGTATTGACTCTGGAAATTATTAGGATTCGCAAGCAAATTAAGAACGCTTGCTGCTCGGCTCTTTTCGCGTTCAGGAACAGTCGGATCGGTCTGTGTGTCCACAAACGTGCCGTCAGCCTGCTTAGACATGATCTTTACAGGCAGTTGAGCAAGAGAACGTGCTTTTGCCCCTACGCAAGCCATTACAGTTGAGTTTCTAGCAAGTGTCGTTATATCGACAGTTCGCCCTGCTTCGTTAACAGCAGAGGTCGTTACATACAGTAATTGGTTAGATCCGTAGCCCTGCCCCTTACCGCGGAGCATGACGTTGTTGCCTAAAACAGTGTTGCCAAAGAGCGAATTCGACTCTTTTTTGTCTGTTTTACGCTTAAATACGTCGAATAAGCCCATTTTTATCCTCAAAAGACTCTGAATCCGTACGATTCAGACGGCATCGGGTTGTCCAGACTACAGTGCATCGCAATAATCAAGGCAATAATCCCGTCAACCTTAGCGTGGCGATCCACACCGGCTTTCTTGACTTTGATGTTGCCTTGAACGTCTGTAAACACTTCGCAATTGCCCAGTTGATGTCCTAAGAATGGGTTTCCGTCGTGTCTGATTTTGTGGCTTAGAATGAGTCGCTCGACATGCTTCGACGGGTTAGAAAGCACCGCCATTCCTTGACCGACTTTCTTTACCGGCATTCCAACTTCATAAAGCCTTGCTACTAAAGCCGCAGCATTGTAAGCGTCGTAGCCTACTTCTTTTATGTCGTATTTCTGGCTTTGCCCAATAATATACGCCGAAATCTCTCTATCGTCCATCACGTTACCTTCCGTGATGTGCAAGATCCCCGAATTGATCGCTTGTCTAAAGATGTCTTGATAATGAGTAGGCAGTAATTCAAAGCCATCCTCGGGAAGAAAGAACTTCCACTCGGCTTCGTAATCGTCCTCGGCAAACCTCTTTAACGTACAAACCGCGTTTAGATCTCGTGTTGCTGCTAGGTCAAAACCGATAAATACAGCTTCGGGTTCTCTTTCTGTCAGCCCTACGGATTCATCCCAGTGAGTCCTATCGACCCACGCGGTTTCAGCAGAGACGTAAACGTTAAGTGTTTTGCAAAGAAACTCGTTAAGCGCAGCGGGCTTAATCTTCGCCTCTTCACATCGCGCAACAATCGCGTCGTGCGAAACCGAGATATTGTGCATCGGGTTAGCTTTAGCCCACGTCTTTTCGTCTCTCCAATCGTCTCCGGCATCCAGAGAGTAAAGAAGGCCAAACCATCGAGGATTGTCAGGAACATCCTGATGGAGGATATGCTCCATCACCTGAAAGTCCTCGAAAAACTTTGTGTCGCGAGTAAAAGAAGCGGTCGTAATGTATAGCCGAAGAGGATTAAGCCGAGATACCATCCCTGAATGCAAGACCTCAATCGCATTCCTGTCTACGATCTGGCTCGCTTCGTCAATGATCGCGCAAGAAGGGTTGAGCCCGTCTCCGGTCTTTTTAGTGTCTCTGGAAAGAGCTTTCATCATGCTCTGGCTGTCGCCAGATTTGGTGATCGTAAACTTACCGGGAACAAACAAACCGGAGAGTTCTTTCGGCATTGTCTCAACAAAGCCCTTAGCCGTCGTGAAAACAATTGAGGCCTGATCCCGGTTTGTAGCGAGCGTGTAAACCTCAGCTCCTGCTTCTCCAAACCCTAGCTCATAAAGTGCGATCAGCGCCGTTAATGTCGATTTACCAGCCTTGCGCGGGATGTAGACAATGACATCCTGCACCATCCGCTTTTGTCTGTCTTTCTTACTCCTGAATCCGTAGATGGCACAGATAATAAGAATCTGGAAAGGCTCCAGCGTAACGGGATGTCCAGCCCATTGACCTTTTACATGCTTGCAAAGTGCGGTGAACTGTAGAAAGTGATTGACAGGGCCGGGATCAAATATCCATTCCCATTCTTTATTTTCTATGTGATTTAGAAACCGCTGGCAAGCGAGACGCACATTTCTACACGCGTCAATATCACCCTTTACTACGCTAACAGCGTACTCAATCCCATCTTCTAGTTTCATGTTCCGAACTTAGGTCCTTTCAGGAAGTCGTTTATTTTCGTGTTGTCATCGAGCTTATTGGCTGCCAACCTAGACTTTGGTGTTAGCCCCAACTCAGACATAAGTTTAATGGCATTCTCCATCGCCTTATTTGCAAGGCTGATGTAAGGATTAGGCGCAAACGTTTTACCAGCGTTAGTTTCCACAATAAGCGGCTGACTATCTATCGCCGACCTTGCGTCAATGTAGATCTGAAGCTGATCGGCAAGCATCATCAGCGTGTGCCGGTCTTGCTCCGAGCCAATCCCATACACGCTGAACAAATAATCAGCCGTTTCCTTGACGAACTTTTTGCGCGTAAACGATTTGGGGTTATCTGCCCACTCAGCAAAAGGAATCCTGCGTTTTAAGTCCTCTGGCAGGAATACGCCTTCCTTCGTTCCTTTGGTTCCGTGAATACGATGGATTTCAACGGGAATTCTTGCGGTCATGACGGTTCTCTCCTTTGCATCTAATGTGCGTCTTTTTGCGTAGCCACGCAAGGGGAATTCCCTATTTTGGGTTAACCCCCCCTAAAAACCAACTTTGCAGAAAGTTGAG